CGCAGTCCTGACCGAGCGGACGCGCTGCGCATGGCTGTCTTCGCGCCACGCATGATGCAAGTCGGCTCGGCTCGGGTGACGGTGATCCGGTAGTCAGCTGAAGACGACCGTCGTCCTGCAGTGGAAGTGATAAGGTGGCAGGCTAAGTCCTTCGGGCACATTCCCTGTCGCAGCGATCTCCCCGCGTACGTTCTCCACCTCTTCGGCGCTGGTCCGCCAGGGCGCAATCTCGCGGATTGCATCTGGATTCGGTGCGTTCGTTATCCCTTCTCTCACCTTGACCATGTCAGAGACCAGCACGGTCTGACCGTCCAGCGTCCGGCAGATCTCGCTTGTGATGTCGTCACGGATCGCGCTGATGGTTCCCTTCGTGAAGCCAGCACGGACAGCACCTTCCGTCAGGCCGAAGGCGCGTGCCCTTGTGGTGACGTTGGTAGCGAAGCCGCGCCAGTAGGATGAGCTTCTGCTGAACCTGTCGCCCATCTGGCTGGCCAGCATATCCTGCAGGTCACGAGGACTGGTGCCGTCGAGGAAGGCTGGTGCCATCACATCGCTGATCTCGGCCGCGAACTCTGGCGACCAATACTCACCCACCCACCAGCGTGTGTCCTGCCTGAGCCAGCCGAGCGCGCGCTGATCAGTCTGGTTCAGCTCGAAGCGCTGCGTGCCCAGCACATCCACGGTGCCGCGTGTGTAGGCGAGCAGGACGCGATCCATGCAGGCATCGGTCACAGCATCACCCAGCTCGTCGCGGAAGCCGTTCATGAGGTTTGCCAGCGCATCGTTCAGGCCAGCACGACCGAGCAGTAGGCTGTCCACCAGCTGTCTTGCGTGCCGGTTATAGATGCCCTGCTCTGCCCTCAGGATGATGCCACGGATCTCGCCTGCCAGTCGATCGAAGTAGGGATCGTCCGCTTTGACGATGGCGTAGGCCCGTCCAGCTGCAGCGTGTGCCTTAGCGGCTTCTGCGCTGATCACTTGACTGCCCTCAGGATGGCTTCAGCCTGCCTTGCAACATCCGCATCGGTAGCGGTTGCCGGCAGCTCGGGGATGAGCGGCTGATCCCTGAACTGCTCGATGTCCATCTCGTTCAAGGTCAGGCTGTTCACTCCCTCGAAGTAGGGGATGAGCTGTGCGAGGCTTTGCTCCCAGATTTCCTGTTTCGGCTTGATGTCTTCTCGGAAGGCGAGCAGCTGGCCGAACATCTCACCGGATCCACCAAGCTGTCCGCTGGTGACGACACCTGCAAGGCGCGGTGGTACGCCATGGGCTGATAGGATGTCATCCCTGCAGCGCTCGATCAGCCTGAGGAAGTCAGCATCCTTCGGTCCGTCTTGCAGCTTCTGGAACTGGATCGATGCCTTCTCAGAGTAGATCTCCGACCCCATGCCAGGCAGGTCGATGAGCATGGCTCCGCCCATATTGTCAGCGCCGCCATAGGTCTGCTTCATCCAGTTGATGAACTCTTCGCGCTGGCTGGGCAGATAGTGCCCTGCGTTGTTGGGATCTTCGATGCGCTCATCGGAGAGCTTGACGCCGAGCAGGAAGATCAGCCAGGTCGGGATGCAGTTGTTGTCGAAGGTGGCTCTGTTGTACTTCATGGCCGAGTCGAAGAGCATGACGCTATCGAGTGCGCCCAGCCAATCCGGCTCACCGTAGTAGGTGGACCATGTACCGTCCAGCGTGGTGTGCAGGATGTAGCGCTTGCCAGGCTGCGGCTTCTCGGGGAAGGACTCGTAGAAGCTGACGGACTTGCGCCTGGTGGACGGGTCCAGCGAGGTGTGCCGGTAGTAGAGATGGTCTGCGCTGATCTCCATGGTCTCAGCCGGCACCCATGTGATGGCTGCAATCTTACCGCCAGCAGCGGTGATGACCTCGAAGTAGGCGTTTCCGGTGTGCTCCAGATCCATCGCGCACAGCAAGAGCTGATTCGAGAAGGGGTCATTCTGTGCGCTGGTGGGCAAGCTGACCTCTTCCTCGAAGCCGAGACCAGCCGTCATGCGCGCCTTGATCCTGATCGCCCTGGTATGGTAGGGATTGCGGTAGGCCTTAAGCTTCGAGAAGTTCACCGGCTGCGGCACCCACTTCACATTCTTCGGTGCGCTGGCATCGCCTTCCACTTTCTCCACATCAGCCACGAGCAGCTGGGCACCGATCTCGAGCGCGTGCTTCTTCATCGGCTTCCCTTGGTGCAGCATAATCGGTCCGGCCATGGTTCTCTCCTCTGTGTTTTGGCTAACGATAGCGGCAGGCGGCAAGATTTGCCAGATGTTTTTGGATAGATGTAGTAGATGTGGGTTATCTATCCGGAAAGTTCTTGCGAATCATGGTGTTCTGTCGTTATCTGATGGGCAAAATGTACCGGAGGTGCCCATGGCCCAGATAGCAAACCGACTCACGCAGCTCACGATCAAGTTCATCTCGCTGGTTGCAGCTGGGGCGAATCGTCGTGTCCTGCTTGCGAAAGCGGACGGCAGCTTCGAGCTGGTGGCTGAGATCCGGAAGCTGAATGAGGAGCGCCATGAGGCGACCTCGGTGGTGTATCCGATCGGCGAGGTTGACACGCAGGGTGACTACATGACGGAGGCTGACTTTGACGAGGCGATGGCCGAGTTCATGAAGTCTGGTCGAGTCGCTGCAGGTGTGGCAGCTGATGTGGATCACGACGAGCGTGCCACGGAGGACTTCTTCGTGGAGGCATGGAAGATTCGCGAGGGGGATCCGCTTTTCCCGACAGATGTCGGCGCTTGGGCGGTGACGCGGAAGATCGTTGACGAGAAGCGGTGGCAGCTGGTCAAGTCGGGCGAGTATCGGGCATTCAGCTTCGGCGGTGTAGCGATGCGCATCCCTGATCAGGTTGTCACCAAGGACGATGAAGCGGCCGCCCCTGCGGTCAATGGTAAACCTGAAGAGGAGTCCACGATGAAGATGGATGAGAAGGCTCGCAAGGGTCTGATGGAATCCTTCGGAGAGTGGCTCGAAAAGACCTTCGGCGGTGCTCCCGAGACGGAAGTCGAGCCTGTCAAGGAGGTCGTCGAGCCGACCGTCGAGGAGACTGTCGAGGCTGCGAAGGCTGAGCTGACGGCTGCTCATGAGCTGGCCCTGAAGGAAGCTGTGGAAGCCCATGCGGCAGAGACGGCCGAACTACAGGAAGCCCTCAAGGCCGTGCAGGCTGAGCACGCTGAGAAGGTCGCTGCGCTGGAAGCTGAGATTGAGGCCCTGAAGCAGGTGGCCCCTGAGAGCACGCGCGGCGAGCACCAGACTGAAACCCAAACCGAAGCGACTGGCGGCCTGTTCGCTGGCCGCGTGGCGTAACTCACAAAGAAGGAGAGCATCATGCAGAAGCTCACGATGGCCAAGTTCCGCGACGCGGTCGTCAACGGACAGACGATCGATGTGGACGGAAACAGTGTAAACAAGGGTGTCCTGCTTTCGAGCGCTGGTGGTGTGCTGCCGCCTGCCGCTTTCAGCGAGTTCCTCGACGACATGGTGACCACCAGCCCCATTCTGAACGTGTGGAATCTGGTGCCTGTCAACCGTCCGCAGATGGAGCTTCACAGCTTGGCAATCGCCGCCCGTTCGATGGTGGTGGCAACGCCTGGCACGGAAGTCAGCACGGGCACGATGACCCCGACCGAGCGCACGCTGGATCCGACCCGCGCGATCCTCGTCCTCGATGTCAGCTACGACTGGCTGGATGACAATGCCGACGGCCGCGATGCCGACGCTGTGATCCGTCAGAAGCTGTCCTCGACGGCTGCCTGGGATCTGGTCGACCTTGCCGGCAACGGTGACGGCTCGACGGGCACCTTCCTGTCGATCAACAGTGGCTTCCCTGTGCTGGCCGCTGCTGACAGCGCCGTGCACGACTACGATGCCACCAACACCACCTTCCTCGGCTCCACGGGCATCCTGTCCAACATGGCCGCTCTGATGCCTGAGAAGTACCTGCCTGGCGCAGCCTTCTTCATGGCCCGCAGCGAGTTCGAGACGGTCCTGTCCGAGATGGGCACCCGCGCCACTGGTCTGGGTGACGAAGTGCTGAAGAACGGTGGACCGATCTACTGGCACGGTCATCCGATCTACGGCGTCTATGCCTGGCCGACTGACAAGGTCATCATGAGCAATCCCAAGAACCTGTTCGTGGGCTTGTTCCAGAACATCCGCGTGAGCGTGGAAGACAAGCCTGCCGCCAGCTGCCTGCGTTACACGGTTGACATGCGTGTCGACTACAACCACGGCGTTGGCGACGCGGTCGTCTACGGCACCACCGACTAACCCCCAGTTCTCCCTGCTCAGGGTGGTCAGGGCACGTCCTCCGGCTCTGGCCACCCGATCGGGGGTCAAGGAGAATGAC